CTAAATCACTATTTAACTGAGTATACAGATCCATCAGCGCCTTTCCCTGAGCAGCCGAGAGCGGCAATTTCGCATTATTGGTCACGCAGTTGTTTACGATCTGGCCGATCAGACATGCGCCCTTAAACGCTGCTTTCATGTTACTTAATATTGTGGACAATTTCCCTTTACTTTTAATGTTATTGATTGCTGTCGCAGCATCTGGGGCCGTCGTACTGCCAGAGTAATCCTCAAAAGTGGGAGTATCTAAATTTTTGAGTGCGGTATCAGCCTTATCCCAGTTGTTGTTCTGATCCTGAACTGAGTAGAAATCGCTCTCATCTGGTTTCTTGAAATTATAATTTGTCGTATTAGTTGCCATTTGGTAACTCTCCTTTCGATAATTCATTGTGTGTCAGCTGTGCCAGCTCAGTGTGCTGATAGGCTTGCAGTTCCTGAATTCTATTTTTAAGATGACCGCCACGAATCCTTTCGTGGGTATATGCCGCCAACTCTGCATGACTAAAAGTTCCAACTGCTCCATAGGTATTAAAAATATACTCGTACAGTACCTTCAAATGAGCCGGCACGGCCTCTTCTATCGTCTGTTTGATATCTGACATATTCCCAGGTATGCCCGATGTACCCGTGAAACGGACAGTAATTGTATACGAAGGAAAATTCTCCACGATATCAACAGCCGCGTTTGTAAAGCTTTCCGCAATATTCTGGATCAGGGAAGTCGTGGTAGTTCCGGCCCCGGATATCTTCGCCTTAATGCGTTCCCGGCGATACCGATCAGATTTAGCGGCATCAGGGATCAAGCCAAGTAAGTGTTCATACCGTGTGAGTGCATCCAAGGCAGATCCCGCAAAACAGTTATCGATAGTCTTATACATTTTCGTATCAAGGCCATCTGTCTGTTCTGCCAGAATACTTTGCAGCATCTTCATAGTTTCATTTTCGGAATAGTAATCCGGAAGCAGCTTAATTAGCTCCATACATCCTCACCTCCGAAAAATCTACGGTTCCTATAACCGGAATGGCCTTATCAGCAATAATTACATTTGCCATGGCCCCATTCAATTTTAAGTTATCATAGTCCTGTACCCCCTCCGTGGCCAGGAGCAGGCTCCCGATCCTTGCATAACTGACACGATAGTCTGTAAATACCAGACCTTTCAGGTATATTTCCAGGGCTGCCTTAAATGCCCGCAGCACATCATCTTTGACTTTGCTGCCGTCCAGGGTAACATCAGCCACGACGTTGACAGCTATGGAAGACGGGCTGTCGATCGTGACATTCGCTCCGATGGGGCGGACCGTTTCCATATAAGCCGATACTGCGCTTTCCAGAGATGTGTCTATATTTTTATCATTGTCCACAATCAGGACTGTCACGGTACCGGGACCATTGTCCAGTGGAAACACCCTGGCATCTCCGACACCCGGCACATCTAAAGCCCATAACTTATAGTGGTATGCATTTCCTGATGTGGCTGGCAGCTGCACTTTTTGCAGGAATCTCTCCCGCAGAGCCCCATCCGTCTCCTCGTCAGCTCCTGCTGTTATGAGGTCAGTCAGTTCTGCGGTCACTCCCGTTATATTTGATATCGGCTGCACGGATCCCGAATACTGGTTTCCAATGTCACCCGGAGTTTCACACTGAGCCTCGTACTCCGTACCAGACGCCAGTTCCCTTGTGACAGTATAGACCAGGGAGTTTAGCCCCCAGCGGCTGCCAATCGAAACTGCTCCTGTTGTTATCATTTTTCGCACTGCAGCGCTGGCCGGTTTCCTCGTCACACCATATGCAGCTACTGCCCTGTCAAGATACTCGCCGACTGCGGTATCCGGAAAGACCAGATCCAGATAGTTTTCCAATTGGAAATTCTGCTGTGCCAGAAAGTACGCACAAGGTGCCAGAGCGTCATATATGATACTTCCCTCCCTCTTATCCACGTTACTCGGTACTCTGTCCAGCATGGCCTGTAACAGCTCCTCATATGTCATACAGGTACCTCCATTTCTATTTCGATATTCCCATAAATACTGAAGACATTAAAAGAGCACTGGCACGTGTCACCAGTAAAAGAAAAGCTGAACCCATCAACCTCCTGTATCCTGTCGTCACGCAACAGTGCTTCCTGTATCATTCTCTTCATTTCTGCCCGTACATAGGGCTGCTCCTCTCCGATCAGCTCTTTCCATGCAATTCCATAACTGAAACTGTATATGGGGTACTCATACTGTTCGGTATCAATTACCTTATAAATAGCCTGTTTTAATGCTTCCAGATCGTCTACATACCCTTCTATCTTACAGGTCGATACTTTATAAGTCTTTCCTTCAAAAGTCCGTTCCTGGAGTACTATGCCGGTTGTAAGTTTCATGTTAACCTCCTGTCTGATATGGCTTCCCGATGATCTCCAGAATATAATACTCCCGGCCACCGTCGTTGCGAAGAAGTCTGACTTTATCACCGGCAGCTATCTTCGATACCATATTCCCGGTTATCATGCTCATGGGGATCGGAAGGTTCCCGACCATAACGGCGTTCCCTTTGTACTCCCCGATTACTACCGCAGCCACCTTCCGGTTGTTCAGATAATTGTTTACTATCGTTTTTATGACATTAAATAGTTCGTTCGCTCCATTCCTGTCATTCACCGGCCATCACCTCAACTTTCATCGTGTGAACCGGCAGGAAATCGTGGGTAACCTTTTTCACGATCAGCCTGTGGCCCAGTCCAATCTCATCTATGCTTCCATAGATGCTGTTTCCGGCACGCACCCGGAGATCTCCCAGGCATTCCAACTTCAGACTCTCCTTTTCATGGTTGTACAGCTTCAGGAGATTATTGGCGCGCTCCTGGGCTTTTGCAGCATTGTCGATCCCGGAAGCCGACGTCTCAAAATACTGGAGCAGCCCGTACCGGTTTATGGATTCCTGATCGGCTGCGGCACCTACATCCATTTTCTTGCTTTCCTCATCTTTCCAGCCTACCTTGATCCGGTTATAAAAATCATCATCAATAGACTTCTCCCAGCTGTAACCGGTGCACAAGCTCCGGTCTCCCAGTACAAGAGGAAGCTGTAGGTTCCGCATATTCCAGAGGCATATGGATCCATACTCATCACGGACGCAGTACATCTCCTGCGTTGCGATCAGCGTATCAGAGATGGCCTGCGTCACTTCATCAAGCCATGTTTTATCCGAATCTGCAATGGTCGGTAATACATATCCCGGTTCCTCCAGCGTACCGGGTTTCAGAGACAAAAAGGTGCACATATTCTGTACCAGGTTCTTCAGTGTCCCATTTTCCAACACAATGATCTCCTTTGCTTTTGCATACCGCAGCTGGTCATAGACCTTAACCTTAATAATTCCGGATTCGTCGCCGGATACCTTAAAAACAGTTCCAAAAAAAATGCCATCAGCCTGATCGTTATCAGTCAGGCGAACAACATCTCCGTTTTGCAATATAAGATCATCATTGATATACGAGATATCCATGCTGCCGGATCCATCATTAAGAACATCCGACCAGGATATTTCCGTACACATGCCCGATATGTCGTATATATATCCTCCTGTTTCGACTAATACTTCCATATACACCTCCTATGCCGGAATTGTAAATACCTGCCCGGGATAGATCAGGTTCGCATTCTTAATATCTGGATTGGCTGACATGATCTTCGGATATTGGGATCCATTGCCATAATACTTCTTAGCTATCCCCCACAGCGTATCTCCCGACTGTACTGTGTGTGTTTTATTTGCAGTTACCGCAGGATTCTCAGCAAGGGGCGTTTCCTCCTGCTTTACCGTAGCATCAGGAGTCTGGACAGCTACATACCTTTTTCCGGCCCCTTTATACTCCATGAGTGTCAATGATATATACTTATCCCCTTCTTCTCCTGCTTTTTCCACTACCTCTACACTCTTTACCAGTACCTTGACGCTGATATCATCTGAAATATCATTCGATGCAATGAACCGGATCGGCTTCTTATTCTTCTGAGCCTTCCGGAACATCTTCTCGTAATAATCTGCATCAGCCTCTGCGCCCGGCTCCATATAATTGACGTCCTGGCTGGGAAACTCTGCCTCAAAGCTGAACTCCTCCAAGCCACAATAGGAAGGGATAGAAACCTGTCCCTCCTCCAGCACTAGGTACGTCTCAATATTAAGTTCTCTTGATCTCTTAATTTCCTCCGGATTGACCGGAAGCTTATATTTCTTGCTGCCATATTTGAAATATACCGAGTATGACATTAAGCCGGCACCCCCTCTGGAGCGGTTGCAATCATTTCTTTGAGCTGTTCAGATACATGACTCATGATGTTGTCGGTATCTGCCTCTTTGGTGATCGGACCGTTGAATTCCACCTTGATATTTGGCGCAAGCGTATTTTGGGAGATGCGGGCAATATAATCGCGCTCTGCAAGCTTTCGCATCCACTCGATATCCTCTTCGTTTTCAACCTTTACTGCACCATTCTTTCCTTTACCCTTCACAGTTGCAGGACTTCCGTCTGTTGCAAACTGGCTGTAATCAATTTCACCGACACCGCTAGGCGCAAATCCAGAAAACGGGTTGGATATACGATCAGCCAAACCCGCACCGATATCATAACCCTTATTAGCAAAATCAGCGCCATTCAAGAAATCTTTTTTCTGAACAATTTCTCTCCAATCAGTGGCATCTTTTGCTACTGCAGCCGCTTTTTCAAGCCCTTCTTTGAAATTATCTAATCCTGCAGAGATCTGCACATTCACGCCTGGGATTCTGTTAATTATGGTTTCTATCGACCGGGCCATTTCTGCAATATATCCGATGACAGTGGAAGCCAGATCATAGAACAAGATTTTTACAGCAGCTATTGGATCATTCCACACATTAGCAAAGAAATTAACCACTTCAGCTATAATGTTATACATCATGATAAAGTAGTTGATTACTGCTGCTACCCAGCCTCCGATTACTGCACCGATAATACCAGTTGCTGATATCGTTGATCCTGTAAAATGATTTACTGCCGCAATTGCTCCATAAAATACTGCAATCAATACCAATATCAGTCCAACAATCCAAACAATTGGGCAGGCATACAGAGCTGAATTCAGCCCAAGTTGGGCAGTAACCTCAGCCCATGTGGCCCCTGATGCGGCCCACATTGCCAGAGCAAGAATTCCTATTGATACCGCCTGCGCTCCTGTCCGTATCGCCGATATTAATGCCAGTCCATTGGATATTCCCAAAACAAGAGCATAAGCTCCTACCGCGGCAACAGCCGCCCAGATAAACGGCAATACCATCGGCCATGCAGTAACGCAAAAATTAATAAACTCGTTCATTGCGTCCCCCGCCCAATAAATTGCCCCAATAAAATTATTTACAGTCTGTTGGCCTGCATCAGAATTGAGTATACTGTTAATTTTTTCAAATACCCCGCCAAAAGCCTGCGTTCCCGCATTTTTAATTCGATTCCACACATCTCCGAAGGTCTGCGGCATAGTCTTAAACTTTTTATTGATATCATCAGCAGAATCAAACATAGCGTTTTTAATAATTTCCGCCGTAATTGCCCCATCTGATGATAATTCTTTCAATTCACCTTTTGATACGTCAAGATACTTTGCGATCGCATTGGCCACCATCGGTGCATTTTCCATGATGGATCGGAATTCGTCCCCTTGCAGTTTTCCAGACGCCATGGCCTGCGTCAACTGTAGAAAAGCAGACTGTTGTTCCGAAGTACCGGCGCCAGATACTTTCAATGATTTCTGAAGCAGTTCTGTAAAGCCAATGGCTTCCTGATTGCTTCCGAAAGCATCACCCGCCAGCATCTTCATTTTTGCTACAGCGTTAGCCATATCATCATACTGTCCTCTCGCACGGTTAGCCGCGGCGAAAATATCGTCTTGAAGTGCTTTCTGTTCTTCAAGACTTCCTGTGATCATAGCCAGCCTGGCGTTGGTATTGGTGTAGCTATCAGTAAGATCCACAACCTTCTTCACCGCTGCAAGACTGGCTATTGTTCCAACAAATTTAGCGATCCCGGAACTTGCTGCTCCTGCAACACGACCAGTACGGTCCATGGAGTCATTCAGTTTATCCGTATTTTTGCTTGCTCCCAGCGTTTTTGTGGAGGCAGCGTCTACTTTTCCGATGAATTTGTTTATAGTTGTGCTGTATCCGTCCATAAGCCGGAACATCGCACTTAATGTTGGCATGACATACCTCCTATTTCATCTGGTTGGCAAGCCTCTTCTCTTCCTCTATCCGAAGGTCAATGCTTGCATATATGAAAGCACGCTCCCGCTGGCTCATAGATTCCAGAGCAGATGGGAGTAAGCGGAGTCTCTGCAGGGCGAAGTGAGCATAAATTAACTCAACTTCACCCTGCTTTATCAGTTTTTTGCCTCGTCAATATCTTCATTGATATCCTTATCCAATCCAGAAATATCGTACACCGCTTCTAAAAGCGCACCGTATTCACCGACATAAAGCATTTTTGCCAACAGTTTTGATACTCCCAATACGCCATATGCGCTCTGCAATTCCGTATTTTCAAGGTCTGGTTCCACTACTGCAGCCGCTGTAAGCTCCTGGTTATAAGCTACCCGATCAAAAGTTTCGTTTCCTTTTTTATCTCTTTTCGTATACTTCTTAATCAGTCCCTCATTCTCCTGCTGAGTAATTGGACGGATAACGAACGGGACCGGCTTGCCGTTTTCTTTAAATCTATTGGATACAAGCACCTCCCGATTTTCTGTCTGCTCCGGGTGTAAAAATGCGTTTAAACTACTCATATCATATCCTCACTTTCTATTTTGGGTAATAAAAGAGCACCCTGAGTTCTCAAGGTGCCTTATGTTTAACCTGTTATTTTAAATCAAACTCGTATATGCCACTAAAAATGTCGAAATCACTGTACTGCAATTTGCAATCAGCAACACCTAAATCATTAGGAATTTCAAATACAATATTTCCTGTAATGTCAAGATTAGGATTTACTGAATCGACTGTAATGAACTTATCATCAGCCACAGGGATAATGGTTGCAGTGTACTTAGCATCATCAGGCCCTATTAGTTTAAAATAATTAATCAGTAACTGTTGACTATCTTTTGAGTTATTTTTTATTGTTACATTTACGACCGCATATTTTCCGCTTTTCGGAGTATATTTCATCATTCCGTTGGCAGCTGATATGCTATCTGTTTCCGTAACATCATTGACAATCATTGACAGATTGCCTAACTTTCCCTCTGAACCAACCCCCACCGTATCTGATGTTTCTGCCTCAGTATTTTCACTTTTAACAGTACTCGTTTGACCGTTAATATTTTCCGGAGACTGCCCATTATTTGCTGTCCCCATTATTGCGGCAAAACAACCAGCAAAAGCAATAACCACAAAAACCAGTACTGCAATTAAACAACCATGTTTCTTCTTTTTAGGCTGATTCAAAGGTGGTACACTTGCTTCCATTTTTCTCATTGGATGCCCACAATTGGGGCAACTTGTAGCTTCATCAGAAATCTCTTTTCCACATTCGGGGCACTTGATCAAAGCCATTTCATATCCTCCTTAAGTAAATATAATTACATTATACTATCATTATGAGGATAATTCTATCTTTTTTGTAACTTTTATTATCTCATATTCTCCGGAAAGGCATAGCTCTCCAATTCATCCACATCATCAAATGTAAAATCAGTATCTACGGTATTCAGATCTTCGCTGGAATCGTCCAGATAGGCCACCGGCGCCTTTGCCAGAATACAGTTCCTCATAACCACCACTCGGCGTCCCACAGTCGATGCAGGATCCTCATTCGTGGTCTGAATACTAATCTGCGGAACCTTGCCCTCTTTGATATACTGCTGATAGACAGCAAGCGCGGCGGGGCTTACGTTGTACATAGTCAGTGTTCCTTTTCCCTCCGCGCCTACAACCTTATGCTGTGTCATACGATGCCCAAGGAGCCGCTTTGCAATCACCTTAAATTCAATACTTGCATCTACCTTCGAGATCTCGAAGAAATAACGGTTCTGGCCATCGATTGTGATAAAGGCACTGCCTTCGCTTCCCGTTACCAGGTCAGTAAGCTTCGTATAATTTCCCATGTCATGTCCTCCTTACGACAGATTAACTGTAATATAAATCTTCTCTACGCTGTCAACCGGCTGTACCGCTGCTTCGATTACAACAGCATCCGAATCATTTCCTTTCGCAACCTTAATGTCGTCAGTCACAAAATTCTGAATTGCCCCCACCGTCTGAAGTGTAGCAAAATAGTCCACCAGAGACGCCTTCAGAAGAGATCTGCCTTCATCGTTGTTATTGACTTTCCCGACATAATTCGCTTCAAAGATCTTCGTGATATCGTTGGCAATATTGTCAACCGTCCGAATCACTCTGTTCTTTGTGAACATCTTCCCTTTGTCTGCCGTAACCGTTGTAAGGGAGTTGATATCATATACTACAGATACATTCTGGGCAGTGTCTACCTTAAAAATGAACTTCCCCGCAGTGACAGCCGCCTCCATCTCTGATTTTGTCATTCGGGGTTTAACGTCGATGGCCCCCGCATAAACCATACCAGTGTTTGACGTAGTAATACTGGCACCGGCTGTGGCTCCTGCCACCCATGCAGTTACCTCTGCGGCTGTCAACTCCTGATTCCCGGTCATAACAATGCCCTGAATTACGTTGATGATCCCCTCGCTGTCTGCGGTATGATTTGCGAGTACTGCCTGACACTTAACCCCCTCATCATCTCTCATAGCGCTGATCCAGGTGGCAATGGCCGTTTTATTGGCTTCCTCTCCTTCACCATCATAGGGATAGCAGAGAGTATTGAACTGCACGGTTTTAAGGGCTGCAAGGGCCGCAGTGACATCAGCCGCTTTGTGACTTGCTTTGAGTTTATATACCAATACGGTCTTTGCCTTCTTCAGTGCTTCCGCAGCCAGCTTCTTATCCGCGGCCGTAGCTCCGTCTGGCCATGCCGCCTCCGTTGCTGTAATTGTATACATAGCACCGTCAGTACCCACACTCATTTCCTGCAGGATAACAACGGTTCCGCGGTCCCCTGGCGTAATAGACAGCGGCTCATTCGTCCGGATATTAATATAGGCTCCGGGCAATATCTTGTTCTGGGATTCCCATGTTCCCGCCATGGCTTACTCCTCCTTTATGTCTGTGTTTTGTGATATTGTCTGCATTGCTGTGCTGTTGTTTTCCTGATATTCCTGGTAGTCAACATCGAAAAGAAAATGCAGGACACTATTCACAATCTTTAAGTTTCTATTTCTGATTTTGAAATCTGCCACCATAAATTTCCGGCTCAAATCCTGACCAACAAGCCAACATTCCTCACAAGGTTCTCTGTCAGTCGCCGGAAAGTATGATACGTCTACCCTGACTGAATTCTTAAGTCGTCCATTAATACCTCTGGAAGGCTCCTGCTCATAGAAGGTAACCAGGAAAGACGGCTGTGCAAAGTTCTGCGGCACATCTTCAACGTACACCTTGCACGGCCTGACTGCCTTCAATCCAGCCGTAATATTCTTATATAGTTTTTCAATCATGCTTGCTCTGCACCGCCTTTACTTCTTTCTCGAACTCCTTCACCAGCTGCTTCTCGATGTATCCCCTGGTTTTTTCCAGCACGAACGTACCTTTGACAAACCCTTTTGTTGGGCCTCCTTTTTTCGTTACGATGCGATGGCCGTAATTCCAATAGGTGGAGTATTCCGCGGTATTTACCAGTTCAGTCTCTACTCCGGCCTTTGATTTCTTTGTAGGCAATTTGTGCCAGCTTTTTCGCAGGAATCCGCCTACTCCCGGATTTGATACTTTGAAGCTAACAACGGTCCCTGCATCGGGCCCGTTCTTGACGGTAAAGGTCACCGGATTCGGATGTTTTCCCACAGGCGAGTGTCGTTTCGCATAGGCAACACCATTGTTTACGGCCTTATTAAGTACCTTTTTATCAATCTGCTGGATATCGTCCACCATCGCCATCAGCTCCTTATGAAACTGATCAATAGCTTCCTTATTCCTGCGATAATTACTACTGCTCATACATTATCATCTCTCTTTATTTCACACTGCCACTGATAGGAATACGGGTGGCACTCTCCCAAATCAGCCTCGATGTTCTTTCCGGTTCTGAGTGTGATCAGCAGCTGATCTCCTTCCCGGATGTCTTCTTCCAGGCCGCAGAACAGCTTATGGCTGTTCACAATGGCCGGATTCGGCACACCAGTGGATACCTGACCCGAAGAACTGTACCGGCAGGGCCGATCCGTTGCCACAGCTGTTTTCACTTGCTTCGTGATACCATCTATTTCGACGTCTGTCCATCGGTACACATCCATTTTGGCATCATACATTCTTGCATACGGGTTTCGCATATCCTCTCAGCCTCCTGTGCCTCCTCAGACCTGCCTTATCACTCTCAGACAGGCCATAGATACTCGCCTTCGTGTTTCCCTCCGTCTGTGCCCAGGTAATGCTCCCGTCCCCTTCTTTAATACTGGCAATTTCCGGATTGTATCCGGTTCCCTCCACAGCTTCATAGTCAATAATTCCTTTCGCCTTTTTTCGTACAAAGGGTTCCAGAATATCCGGTACGCAATCTGGATCCAGGTTACAGTAATCACAGACTGTCAGAATCAGATCCGAGATGATCAGATCATGGTCTTCTGTACCAAGCCGTAGATTTTGCTTTACTGTCTGCAGCATCTCATTACTATTCATTTTACACCTCCATGGATTCAATCTGCTGATGGGTCATGCTGTGAAGAGCAGAATGGCGGTATTCCTGGAGCTGTGCATAAGTTGGAACAGATTCTCCTCTCAGCCTTAACTGCCCGTTTGAACAGGAAGCCAGTTCAGCATTGGTTGATCGTCCCAGGTATCCGTGTGTAACAATGGATACGCTCACAATAAGACGCTCTTTGACGGCAGCCGGATTCCGGCTTAACTCCACAGCTTCAATCCGTACCGCCATCAGACCACCTCCATCTGCTCCCGGTTCTTAATAACCTCATCTGCAATCATCAACGTGATTTCCAAAATGTAACGATTGCTCCGGTACTTTGGCTGAAGTTTTGCGTCTACATAGCTTCCAGTTTCCTCCTGGGTCACCTCGCAGCTTCCTGTTGCCTCTACTTCGCCATTATATATCAGTTCGTAGGTGGCATCTTTAACAACAAAATATTCTGACTTGACTGAGTGGACGAAATACTTTACATGCCGGTCTTCGCCCAAAATAAAACGTATCATAGCGCCACCTCCTGACATATTGGAATTAATCGAGTAAACAAATACCTCGTGAATTGTGACTCCATTTGATACGGCACCTGCAGGAGGTCAAATATATACTTTGGTAACGGCAGCGCATGAATGCAGATATTTCCGGCATCTACGGTATAAAGCATCTTTGAAAGATACGTCTGATTTCCTGCTTCGTCCTCTACCATGATCTCAACGACATAATCACCGTCAATGTCAAGGGGGACTGGCACATTCCACCGGTCCCCGCCTGCCTGCTGTAATATTACCTCTGCGCCATCAACACGGCCAAAAACACGCGCTACTGCCATGGTATCGCCTCCTTAGTCTGTAACCTCCACGCTGATCACGTAGGTCTTACCAGCATCTACCGGATTAGGTGTGAGCGTTACGGCCTTAATCGTCGGGGCTACGGTATCGAGTGTCACTGTCCTGGTTACGGTCGTGCTCTTACCCGCGGAGTCTGTCGCCACAACTGTGATCGTGTTGCTTCCGGACACCAACGTCAGAGCCTTGCTGAAGGAACCATCTGCCCCTACCGTCACGGCTTCTGCTGATCCGCTGTTAAGCTTAACCGTCACGGTTACCGGGCTGGACGTGATGTCATTGGTCGTACCGGTTACAGTGCAGGCTGCCTTATTCGTAATCAAACCATTTACCGGAGCCGTGACAGACAGTGTCGGCGGAACAGTGTCGATCTTAAAGGTGACACTCTTCTGGGCCGCGGCGTTGCCGTCATAATCGGACGCATCGATCTTAATTGTATGGCTGCCATCTGCCAAGGCGGTAGTCGGCGTATAGGTACAATCATATCCACCAGTGATGGCCGTCTTTACAATGGCGCTGCCTGTAACCTTGCCGCCGCTGTCAATGGTAATACCGATCGTATCTGGATTGACGCCAGAGTCGTTATCTGTAACCTTCCAGCGAATCGCTGGCTTATTATTGATGATCAGTGCGCTGGCCGTCGGATATGTGATTGTAATAGCTGGGGCTGTCTTCTCCTTTACGCGGAGCTGCAGGCTGCTTCCGGGTGTGGCATCTGTGTCATTTTTTGTGGTCACGTTCCCGGCCTCGTCCGTGGCCTTAATCGTCACTGGAAAATAATGCCCGTCGTTATTGTTATAAGACGACGTGGCCGGCGCTGTAATTGTGGCCTCATATTTCTTCGAGGTACTGTTATAGGTCAGTGTGGTTGTAACACCGTTAATTACGGCCTGTACTGTCTTAACTGCCATATGTCAGACCTCCTTATCCGATCTTATGCTTAAACGCAACAATCCTGATCTGCTTCGGCTCATAGACTCTTTCATAGTTGATGGCATTCATCAGTTCCGCCTTCGTCGGAGTCTCTACATGCTCTCTGGCAAGGTCAGTCCATTTGATCCCACGTGCATGCATGATGAACGTCTTACGGTTAATCAGGTAATCTACACCGGATCCCTTCTTCTTGTCTCGATCTACTTCAGTAGCAACAAAGCCGACGGGAGAACCATTTCCGAATGCAATTGCCCCCTGGCCAAACAAATATGTGGTATATACGCCATCTGCGACCGGACAGCCATCATCCACAATTACCCGGCGTCCCTGGTAGGTATCAAACTCAACATCAGTAGAATCCCGTTCTGTGTCGATCAGGTTATTTTTCTTCAGAAAAGCCTTTGTGGCGCTGTGCATGGCCACAGCCGTCAACTGTCCCTGGGCGTCACCGAGCAGCTGCAAAGCATCAATAAAAGCGCTGGCACTGATCTTCTGGGCCGCGGCGGAACCCGCTGCCGAAATGTCCAGGATATGGTCTGCAAGTGGTGTTTTGGTCTCTGCTGGTTCTGTTGTAGTCTGATAGCTGCCGAACACTCCGGAAAGCACCTGGATCAGAATCTTCTGGTACTCTCTCGCCCAATATCCCGCTACCAGATCACCAATGGCGGCCATCGGGTCACTGCCGGCAAGCGCAGCCGATAAATCTGTGGCAGCCCACATATTAGCCCTGCGCACTGTCGTAGATACATCCTTGTTAGACGTGATCTTCTTTGCAGTCAGATCCTGATCCTCGATAATGTCCTCAGAATCTCCGCTCAGATCCTCGAAAAACGGCATCTGGTGGATCGGCGCCGCTTCACTGGCCAGACGGTCAAACTCTGCATTATTTGTGATAATTCCGCTCTGGAAGAGTGCGGATAACTCCATGGTCCGGTTCACGACATAAGGTGTGAACAGTTCCGGTACAATGACATCGGATAATTTTGTTACTGGCATTTAATCACCTATTCCCTTTCTTATACGTTGATGGTTACTCCGGCTGCCGCAGCCAATACCTGTGCCTGAGCCGGATTTTCTCTCAGCAGCTTTCCCTGTTCGGTAAGGTTAAAGCTGTCTTTTGCAAATGGATTCTTTGCAGGGGGAGTTCCGCCTCCTGCTGGTCTATAGTCTGCCCCCGGCTCCGTCTTAAACAGATGGGGAGAGGACTCCTTCAGGGGCTTCACGATATCATCAATCCCGACCGGCTTCCCGTCCTTGTCGAAAGTGAACTTGTCCAGGCCTCCCTGCTTATAGATAATATAATCGGCATCAACCACACCTGCCTCTTTCAACTTATCCTTCAGGGCGTATTCTTTTACCGTGTTGGCCGAAGCGACCTCCAAGGCTGTCACCTTCTCCTTGTACTCCTTGACCTGCTTCTGAAGCTCCTCGTTATCCGAGTTGTCTTTTTTCAGCGTCTCGATCGTTGTATTTGCTTCCTTCAGCTTCCCGTTGATCTCGTCGAAACGTTCCTTCGGTACAAAACCTTTTACAGATTCGTTCCATGCGTCTACCGCGATCTGTGCGTGCTCCTCTGATAATCCCTTTGCTACTAACTCTTCTTTCTTCATGATCCCTTGCTCCTTTCGATTCATCTTCACTTGTTATCCCGGTCGTGGCCGGTGATGTCTCCCTCTTTTGCGCCTGGGATACCAAAAAAGGCGAAAAAATAACACCCAGGAGATTCCTGTGTGTTTATATCTCAGTAATGGTACTTATCTCGCTGACTCTCAGAATAATGGGCTTATCGTTTTGTTGTGTTGCGCATATAAACTCTATATAATTTTGGCAACAATCACCTATCCAATCAGCCAATGCGACTGCATCCCGTTCGCTTTTTATAATAATTTTTTCTCCATCTGACAATTTGATTTCAAACATGTTTACCATTGTTCCTCCCTTCAGACATAAAAATACCAGGGTATCTATAACCCTGGCACTCTTTACTCAACGGCCTATGATTTTCTTTTTCCCTGGCTGTGGCTGCGTCTTATAGAGTTCTTCCTTCCCTACATAACACTTTGGAAAAATCTTGGAAAGATGGTTCTTTACATCTTCATCCATCTTTAATCCGCGAAATTCTTCTCTGCGTCGGTCAAACTCCTCATATGTGGTGATTTTTAACAATTCTTCTTTCAGATTCATTTCACCGCCTCCTCAATTAAATCATAGAGCTCTGGACATTTGCTTTTAACCATTTCTGGATTTGCAATATATTCCCGGAACGGCTCTGACACAAACTCCATCATCAATTCATCACGAAAGTTACCCTCGCTATCAAATGCGTCCCATACCGTTTCGGCATATATCCTCCCTTGATACGGAGATACAAGCCCATCTTTTTCCAATAGAAATATATCGACTGGATTTCCCTCATTATCATAATAGGTCTCCGTTTTTATATCCCAAATATCAACTTCGCCTATTATCTTTTTCCTGATCTGAGATATTTTCTCGAAGTTCATCATCTTATTCTCTACCAAATGCCCTATTTCATGAACAACATCTTCTGTTTCCGCTCCTTTTGCCACATACAGTATATCACGAGTATAGTCATACTGGCTAGAGCCAATCTGGCCGACATCAATAACCGTGCCTGAGTGGATCTGCTTCTGTACCTTTGGTGGAACTGATGCAATCGCCTCATTGGCTGTCAATCTTTCCCTTGTTGTATTTCCAGCCGCTTTGTTATTTCTGACCAGATACTCTGTTTTTTCCTGTTTTCCTACTGTTTTGTCTTCTGCATACTTCTGTTTCCATTCTCTATACGTCATATCAGCCGGAACCTCCACAGTCTTCCCCGTCTCGGGATCCCTGGCCACCCGTAACTCACCGGACAGATCATCATCGTCATAATAAGGCACGTCAGTACAACGGCAGAAGCAGTGGAACGGCGGCATGTTTTCGCCAGTAATCTCTTTTCCCACCTCATAAATCTTACCGTCCTTATCGCCGCAGATATCACAGGTCTTACTGTCCAGCGTAGCCAGAATCTGGTATTTCTCTACGCCGTCCTCCTTGTACCCGGCATGGGTGGCCTCGCTCATCAGGAACGAACTCTCTGTATGGAGCAGCCGGTAAGCATCGAACTTTTTAGCATTCATCTTTTTGGCAAAGTCATTGGTCAGGGCCTGCGGACTCTTCCCCTGGACCATCATGGTTGTGAGCGATTCCATGAGTTGGGTCTTAAGATGATCCTTCTGTTTCCAGAGCCGGCTGGAAAAACTGGCGCCGTTGAAAGGGTACTCCAGCAGCTTCTCCACCGCGTGTGGATCTACCTGGGCGAATGCAGCGTGAAAGCCATGGTACTGATCGATGCTATACCATGTTCGGTAATAGGTATCCTTATAGACCTCCTTCATGGTCTGCTCTGCCGCAGCCTGGTAATCAACCGCATACAACTGACGGAGCATAGCGTCCACCTGTGTTTCAAGCGCCTGATACCGTGTGATTCTGGCCTTGATAGACATGTTGTTGACAGTCTGATTATACTTCCCGATGTTTTCCATGGCCAAATCAATAAAGTCCCGCAGATTACCTATCTCTGCCATAGATAACTGGCGTTGTGCCGCTGCATAAGAAAGGCCATTCTCTTCCGCGTATTCGAAGTAGAAAGCTTCTATGGTCTTCTGCAGTTCGCGGCGCGTCTGATTAAAGGCTTTCTCCAGTTTTGCATAGTATTGGTTTACCTGCATCTCTCCCGCTTTGTATATGGCTTCTTGTCGTGTCTGCCAATAGCCCATTACTCATCACCGCCCTTGCCACCTGGGGCCTTTTCGTCCGGATCCGCAGAAGGGAACATCTCGGAGATCTCCCGGTGGGCCTCTGTTTCTACTTCCTTCTGCTTATTGAGGATATCCATTTCTTTTTCCGGATCCTCGACCCACGGGTGTTTTGATACGATAGTCTCATCAGAGATCACTCCCCTTGACTGCTGGGCAATTTGGGAGAGCTCCAGATCATTCTTGACACTGGTACGTGTCCATGTCTGAACGATTGTGTCGTCTTTGATCTTGATATTCAGTAACCGGCAGACGCACCGGATAAACCGGCCAAAGCCCAGTTTAAATTCTGTCTCCATCAGGCCTGATTTAAGCTCCAGGAGGGAATATAAAAAGCCCAGGGCCACGCCTGAGCTGTTACCAAAATTCTGCGGGTCCGGATCAATACCCTGCCCCTGTTCAAAAATACATTTCCGGGTCGTAGCCAGCAGCTCCTTGCGGGCCTCCACCGGCAGCTCAATCGTTAGGGTGGAAACTCCCGACTTGTCCTCCCCGCCTTCATTCTCGATCTGAATTGCTTTGTAGTCCTTCAGTTCCCGGAGGAACTGGCCCAGATCGTCGCCACCATAGTTGGTAAGCACAAAAATAACTTCCTGAATATCTTCTAGGTCATTGACGAAACCGCTGAACACCTTGCAGTACACGTCGATCAGTGGCTTGATGTTGTCCAGATCGCCCGTGTCAATGTTGTTGTTGAAGAATGGGAAGAAAGGAACCTCACCGACATCATGCTTAAACTCGTTAACCAGGTTGCTGTTTCCTGCCGTGTCGATCAGTGTAAACGAATTGTACGGCATCAGCCCGGTGTCAATTACGCCCCCAGCTTCAATTGCGTACGCCTGACAGATCGTATCATTCCAGTATTCGTAGACGTCCAGTTCCTGTCCGTCGTCTGTGATATCGTGATAGCAGCGTAATGCTCCTTTAAGCTCTCTCTCCAGATTATTACTCCACACTGGAATCACCTGTCCTGATGGCACTATGGCATACTTATACTGCCCGCTCGCTTTGTCCTTCCATAGGTGTAGCCATGCCACAGAAGCGTTGGAAGCCTCTACACAGAGATCCTTGCAAGTCTTAGCATACTTATCCCCCAGAAATGCCGTCAATGCTTTATTAGATGCTTTATCACCCAGATCGAACAAAGGTGGTGCCGTAAACATATAGGACGCCTTCTGATTGACCAGGAGACCGTGGAAGTTGAGGGGGATCCTGTTATCTGCATTCCGCAGCGGGTTCTCCCCTTGCTCTGCTTCTCTTTTCTTAAGCGGCTCCAGCAAGATATCCGTCTGATTCCGGTAATACCGATCCGCAGTATCGGCCTCGGCAAGAAAAGCACCATGCCCCGCCGTATACTTCTTAATCAATTTTTTTACAACTTCCATTTCCATTTTTCTCACCTCTATTTCATAATTCGTATCCCTGTTCGATTCTTAATTATGCTCATGCAGAAATACCGCAGAGCATCTAATGCATGGTCGTGTTCCTTTACTGGTTTATCCTCTCCGCGCTCCCCGGCTTTCGCATCCCAGATGTAGGAAGCAAATTCCTTAATCAGGTTGTCACAGGAGGAATCAATAAAAATGGAACCCTGAAGCAGCAGCGTGGCCACGAACCGGATTCCGTCCAAAACATCATTTTTTGCTTTTTTTACTTTATAACCGTCCTTCTCCAGCTGAGCCTTAAAGCTGGCAGCTGCCGGATCCAGAATAACTGCCTTAATTGCAATACCGTCAAGCCAGGCTGTCAGGTCATCGGAGAACTCCTTATCCGTCTTCTGCCTCCCCTTGTCGCGGCCTGAGTAGTAATATTCCCGCCGGCAGTACCATTTCTTATCGGCAGCCTTATTCCACAACAAGAAGGCCGTAGGGTTCTGGGTTCCGTAATCGCAGCTGACGTACCGCTCATCTGTCCAGAAATCATGTCCTGTCTTTGCCTTATAGGACACCGCCAGCGCTTCTGCGTCCGTTGCATTTCGGGCAGGGTCGAACATATCATAGATAATGCCCTCGGCCATTGCCCACAGGCCCATGATATACCGCTTGAAGAATACCCCGGTATACATACTGCGGTATCTGGCCTTAATCTCCTCCGATAAACTCAGATTGTCATCCATCGTAAAATGGACATACAGCAGTTTCTTGAGCGCCGGATCAGCCCCTGTCTTAGCTGCGTCTTCCCGGATTTTTGCCACTTTTTCCTTACCAAGATAACCGATGGCCTTATCAATCCAGTTGACCTTGAACCAGTGATATGGGCCGTCCGGATTGCAGTTAAACCAGTACTTCGAACCAGTAACCGAGCACCGGCCGGTTGCCTGGTTGACAAAGGACTCCGGCATCAGGGCCACCTCATCGCAGAAGAGGCCGGCCAGTGTGATACCCTGAATCAGGTCCTGGCTGCGCTCATCCTTGCCACCAAAGATATAAAAGTAGTTCGTTATCTGGCCGCGGCTGATTTCCACCAGATTATCAGCCCGATGATCTGATACCCGATATCCACGACTTTTTAGCATCAGTTTCAGCCAAAAGAGAACGTTACGCCGGAAGGAGCCAATGGTCTTGCCGCACATGGCAAAGTTCTGACCGTTATATGTGCTCATCGCCCAGAATATAAAGGACAGGGACATGCAGACGGTTTTACCCGACCGGATAGCGCCATCGGCGATAATACCGTCATAATCCTTCACCGGGCTGTCAGGCAGCCACCAGGTAAGAATCTGTTTCTGTCTCTGTGAAAATGGCTGGAACTTGAAAGTCTGTACTTTTGTGAGAATTCCCCGCTTTTCTTTCAGCCGAGCCAGTTTCTCCTTCATACTGGCAATATGCTCTTTAATTGTCATCGGCTCCTGCCTCCCAAAGACTTTCGGCTTCTGTATTCAGTGCTGCCAGGAACCCATCATCTTCCTGCCCTGCTTCCTGGCCTCCAATTTTCAGAGTTGCCAGCTCCACCTTCATAAGTTCAATTTCCAGGCGTGCATCATCAAAACCGAATTTATGTAGGGACTCAATTGCTCGTTGCTTTCGGCCCTGGACACGGGTCAATGCATCTTCAATGGACTGGATCTGCCCCAGGACTGCCTGATCCTCTTTTAAATCTGTCCATTTATCTTTTTCTGTTCCCTTTTTCTTTTTAACTGTCGTGAAATCGCAGTCCCGCAAATCTTCAATTCGTTTCAGCATCCGGCGCTCCCGGACTGTCAGGAGCTGGATCTCTTGAAAAAGTAGTTTCTCTTTATCTGGCTGGATCATGCCGATCAGCAGCCTCTCATCGTCTTCCAGGGTATCAAAAAAGAGAGTTTCAAACTCTCCCGTAGTGACTGCATTCTTATTTCCCGGCGGTCCGGTGCCGCCATGGCCGACAGCGTTCCTATTTCCTGGCTGTCCACCTTTATTTCTATGATTGGTAACGTTACTTTTCGCATTAGGTAACGTTACTTTATCCCATTGGTCCTGATTCTTCCATTTCCGGATCTGCTCCTCTGATACTCCCAGTTCCGCTGCTATATCTTTAAGCTGACGTTTCTTTCCACTTTTCAGCCATAATTCACAGGCTTTGTCCCTGTTCGGGCTTCTCGGCCTTGCCATCACCACCACCTCTCATTCGTTTCGTTTTTGGGTAAAAGAAAAGAGACAGCCGGGGCCATCTCCTTTCTCATTAACTTCTCTGTTTTCTACGTAACTCAACGTATTCAGCCTTAGAGAGACAACTAAAACTATTTCTCATAATCATCAAATTCTTTGTGCTTATCTTTTTCAAGTAAAGGCTGGTCACAAGGCAAGTGCTTGTCATAACACCTTTTGCATAACATCTTCCTGCAGTTTTGGCAAGTCTTAAGTTCATTAACTATTATCTCGTCTCCACACATCTCACATTTTAAATACACGTAATTCCCTCCACTCATATTTTTCTTCCATCATACACCAAAATATGTCAAAAGAAAACACCCATCTTGCGACAGGTGCTTCTTAGGGAGAAACATGAATTATGGAGGATAAATCAGCCACCGACCGGTAAAAGCCGGCGGCCGTCAATTGGGGGAGGAAATCCGTTTTTTCAGATCTTCCAGTTTAAAGTCTACCACACTTCAAGCGGACAAAACGGACAAACTTATTTTTCTTCCAAAAATCTTTCAATTTGCTTCCGACAACTATCCGCCGTATACTTCCCTCCCATGCGATGCGCCACCTGAACCCAAGACAGCTCATCAAAAAACTTATATCTTATCATGCGCCGCATTCTGGAATCGGCCAGGCTGTTTATGTAGTCGTCGACATCGTTCGTCAGCTCCAATAACTGCAACTCAAACTTAGACAGATTTGCCTTGCGTTTCTCCAGCAGCTTCTTCCGCCGGTAATAATCCGGAACAGGAAAGCCGGTTATCGTGATACTGCCGTATGTCCCATCAGGCCGCGTCCCCTTAACGGAGTCCGACACCTGGCACCGGCTCGTTTCCATCTTTCGGATCTGCTTTTCCAGTTTCCTGATCTCGTCCTGCAAATCCAGGTACTCTGCCTTAAGGCTGCTGTACTGCTCCAGTACCTCTTTGTCCAACGGCTCCACCTCCTCTTAACCATGCCAGTTTCTCGATCCTTACCCGATCCCACTCCTCGGCCCACCCTGGTTTAGTATCGTCCACTGCCTCAATCGTATACCGTCTTAAGAATCTGGCCCCGCTGGCCGCGTAGGCCGAAACTCTTCTCAGCGGGATCCCGATAAGCTGTGATACCTCATCAGCATAGTACTGACCCAGCAGGACACCACGATCATATACTTCATACTTTTTGTTAAATATCAGTTTTCCAGATTAAAGCTTCTGCCCGCAGTAAGTACAATACTTGTAATCCTCATCAATTGGTACATCACTATTACAATGACCGCACCTGATACTATTTTCTGGATCTGTTGGTGACGGACGACTGTTAGGTTTCAACCGTTCCTCTAACTCTTCTATCCGCTTTGCCAATCCTTCGTTGGCTTTTGCAATCTCATACACAGCATTGCTATTAATTCTATCCACGTTATTTCCTCCCAGAAATTCTAATTATCATTGCATTCTTGTTCAAAATAATCGTCCACATCTTTATAAATTTCACATTCACCTCTTTGTAATTGTGGACAATCCTCGCCGCATCCATAACTCATACCATATTTCTCACAATCCGTCATAATGCTTGAAGCTGTAACTCCCAACCCTAATTCAGCTAAAGTGTATGCAAATGCAATTTTTTCTTCCATATCCTTCCTCCTGGAAAATACTAATCTTCGTATGGTTCTATTTTCAGGCATGTTATCCCCCGGATTGTCCCGTTCCCTATTAACACATCAGATGCTGTCAACATCCCCGATATATCTGCACTTTCTTCCTGCCCTATATCTGCCAGGACAATATCGTCTGGCGGCGCTTTTTTCAGCAGTTCGATTAATTCCCTTACCGTCATTGCTGTCTCCTTCCGAAAAGATTAAGTTAATCCCACAATCCAGCATCTAATCTTTTGCCAATTGTTGTCTTGTGTGGATCAAATTCAGATAGGATCACTTTTATTCCATAATCAACTGCACATCTATGCTCAATCTTGCATCCTCTATAATCCTGCCAACCTTTAGCAAAATAGGCGACATCTGCTTTAGATAAACACGTTATGGAATAGCCTAAATAACCGAGTGGATTCATAAGTACATCTGTATAAGAGTCTATCACTTCGATATCATCACCCAATAATACTTTTGCTTCTGCAAAAGCCTTTTCTCTTTCAGAAAATATTTCTTCTTCAGTCCTATCAACCATTGGTTGACTAATAAATAATCTTTTCATAATTCCTCTTTCTCCGGCACTCAGCAGTCGGAAGCTAAATCTTAATCTGGGCGATAATGAGAATATCGCTCGTGGCACATGTTCACAATTACCTGTTGAAGCTCTCTTATATCACTTTTTAACTTTCTGTTTTCATCTTCCAACATACAATTTTTCTTTTTTAGAATTTCAAATTGCTCTAGCGTCAATGGAGCTACTTCCATCTTTCCTGCACACTCTGACATAATATGTCCTTTCCTCCAGGTTCTCCCGGAAATTTTAAATCAGCCGATTGTCAGTTTAATTGATTATTTCGTAAGTGATACTGTCATGATATTCACCAATCCGATCCTTAAACGTATCCCTTAACACAATCTTTCTGCCATTGTACTTCTTACAAAACATATCATAATGTCTTTCAACTGGATTCCCACTAACCATATACCACTCAATTCTATGTAACTTTAATTTGTGAATCAGACTATCCATTACTTCAAATAGTGCTTTCCCAATCAAAGGATTTCCTCTGTCGAAAGACATCAATCCAAATCTGTGAGCCTGTGAAGAATACCAGTCAATGCTATAGCTGACATATCCAATCAATTTATCTTCGCTGTCCACAATCGCATACTGATAAGTTTCTTTGTCGGGTTCATCTGCAATATCTGGCATATAATTATCGCAGCACCCGACTTCATACATTAAATCGTCCGTGTACTGTAATTTTTGAAATTCACGGATGATTTCTTCTTTTCTCAATATTGCCGGTATTAACATTTTTCTCCTTTCAGGCTCAACGCCTAAATATTAATTTTTACAATATCCACGCTTACAAAAATACCGATTAGAGTTAAAATACTTAGTCCAATATTTGCATTTCCAGCATTTTTTACCTTTCATTTTGACCTCCTTCTAAAAATCTTAATTTTTCAACTCAATCAGGGCATCGAATATATTTTTCGATAACTCATAATGTTTACAGCGCTTTGATTCATTTTTTATAACCAGATCACCGGCTATTCCAAACATCTCCGAAACGTCGGTTCGCTCCTGCTTATTTGTGCAATTTCCGTTCACATTCCATGCACAGTTAGCGCACTGCTTCTTAATCTGAATTTTTTCGGCAGCGTGGCTTAGCTTGCCTAACATACAATCGCAGCCCTCGTCAACTGTATTTGACGGTATATACCGGCTGCGTCCGGTACAGTAATCCACTTCATCGTACCCATCACGAAACGTATATCCTCTCACTTTCCCGCAATACGGACATAATTTTTCAAGTCTCTTTCGCTGTGGTGTAGTACTATACATTTTCTTATTCTCCTTTCATGCTGTCATACAGCAACCTCATCGCATCTAGCCGCATAATATTCCTCCGGTAAGGAACTGACTGCTTGTCTTTCTCCGGCACTCCCAAAAAGATCGCCTCTGTACGTTCAATTTCCTTCTCCACTTCCTCCAAGGTATATGGGCGTGCTGGTTTCAATTCTTTGGCTGGCTGTGGAATCTCCTCATACTCAGCGTCCATCACTGGTTCTGGATTAGATGACTTAACTGGCGCCGCTGCTGAATCTTGCCTTTCTCTCCACTCCTCAAACGCTTTCCTGACCTGCGTCCCGAATCGAGTATAGCTGCATGTCCCCAGATCCTCGTTGCCACGCGAAAACTCTATGATCTCTGCGCAAGGATACGCAATTACGTCATCGCCTATCTCAATCGCCCGATCTGTTTCATCCGCCAGATCCTCCAGTCTCCACTTGACTGTCTCATCGCTTAGGTCACCTTGTAATATACTGTACCTTAGGCGTTTCCCTTTCTTTTCCACCAATATACGGGCGAGGCTCTTAATATATTTTTCTTTGGCCTGCGGCAGGTTTCCAAATTTCCAACTTTCATCTGGTGCCTGATCCTCATAGACGTGCAGGATTTCCGGTTTAATTTCCAGTGTATCTGGTTCTGGCTCGACCTGCTCCGGCTCCTCCGGTCTCAGCTGTGAGCTGTTACACTCCCACTTGCATTCCCCACGCTTTGTGCATTCCCAACAGCATGACTGGCCGCAATTGCTGCCATCTCCCGGTATGTGCTTATGCGCCTCCGGCACTGTACAGCTGTATCCTTCGCGATGGATACAGGGCGTCGGATCCGTTTTCCATTTCGGCGGTGCTGGATCCGGTTGCGGCTGTGGTGTTTCAGGTTCTGGAGTCTGCTCCTCTGCTTCCCGTTTCTTGATCGACCGCTCACAGGCATACTGACACGGTTCCTTGCACTCCTTGCAACACGGGACCGGCTCATGATCTCCAGCGCGGTGATAAGCCTGATCCAGATCAATAAATTGACATCGTTTCCCAATCTCTTCCCTGAGGGTATCAATGCGGTCGATCTGCTCACACGGGAACGGGTTCCCTGTCGTTGCCTCCACACATCGGCAGTATTCCTGCCGGATATCGCATTTCAGATGGCACATGAAGCAATCATGTCCACCCTCGCAGCCAGGACATGTAATTAGGCTATCTGCCGGATATACTTTAATGGGGGTTCCGTATGCTGACAGTATCTCTGGATCCTTTTGTGATATCACAATAGATTCTTCGATATGCTCCGCTTCTGCATCGGGCTCCGGCTCCACCGATCTTTCCTCGAGTTGTGATGTCACAACTTTTTCTTCTGGTACAGGTTTGGGGTTCCTGATCTCCTTCAAAGCCTGCACCGTCATATCCGGATCCGCCTCTTCCCGCTGATCTTCTGTCATGTAAGCAATTTCCACCAGCTGATACACACTATAGTCCTGATAGTTGCTAATTAAGATTGGGGAATTCCCATCAGCCGAAAGCTCCTGATTGACCTTGATGCACTTCGACGCCCAGCCCTTGTCTTTGTTGTACTTAGCCCTCACATACTCCTCAAAATTCTTATATCCGGCTTCTTCGTACAGCCTGTCGTCCCGGATCCTCCGCAGATAATACCCGTTTGCCACATAGGCCCTGGCCGCCGTCACCAGTCCGGAAGCAATATAGTTTTCAGCCTCTTCCAGCGTTATATTGCCTTGATAATATCTCTCAACTTCCTCCATAACTTTATCCTCCAGATTATCGGATCGTCTCATACAGTCCCGCATGTGCATTCCACCGTACGGCTACCGGCGCTCCACATTCCAAACAGTTAATATCAAACATCGGATCCGTCATATTGGTCTGATACCGGAACACACCGCCGCACTCACAGTTTACTAATAATGGTACTAACGAATTATCAAATTCTGTCCTGGCTCCGCAGATCTCACAATGGTAATGGTCTGATTCTTTTTTCATACGAAATCCTTTGGCGACTCCGCATTTCGCACATTTGATGTACAGGAATCCTCGGTATTTTATCTTTGCAGGAAGGGTTTTGCACTCCTCAGCGTTCCATGCATCAGCATCTCCGTTGATTCCTTTGGCCGTCAAATAGTCATCTATCGTATTCTCAAAGGCTTCCTGAATCTCTTTCTTTGCTGCTTCCGGCGCTTTTTCAAATTCATGGCTGATGATATGCAGCTTCGGCTCCTTCATTGCTGCTTCTTCCTTCGCGGCGCTTCCCAATCCTAACCTCACCAGCGTCTCATTCAGCTTCCGAAACACCTCATAACCCTTGTTCTCGTCAAATTCCATCGCCGTATATGCTCCCGGCATTGATACTCTTACCTTCATGATTTTCTCCCTCCTGGCATACACTCAAAGTGTATCCGTAACTCCGTCCGCCTTCTGGTTTTTATGTACACATGATCCCCGATTATATCCTGCCCGCAGATCGAACACACAACAGGCTGTTTTTTTTCTGAAGGATCACTTTTCTTTTTTCCTGGCATCTCTTTCCACCGCCTCCATACGCTCGCTCATCTCTCCGATCAGCTCTGCCACAATTCGGGTAACCAAGGGACTGTAGTTATATTTCTCCATTAGTTTTCCACCTTCTTGCAAGAATTGTTTCCAGTCCGGAGACTCACGGTCAAGCACCCTATCGCGCCATTTTACCCAAAATACGTTGTGCGCTTCATTAAAAACGTTCTTTATCTCCTCATTTGACATGTTTTTTCCTCCTAGTAACCTATTTTCGGGTTACTGTAACCCACTTTTAAAATTATTGGGTTACCGCTCAAACCCTTATAGAATCTAGCTTTTTCGGCCGCGGTAACCTAGTAACCTAATTTTTTATAATCTCTATACGCGCGAGACATTTTTTATAAAACTTTGTTAAATATAATACAAAGATTGTAAAATATTTTTTTCTCTATATAGGAGCCTGTTTTTATGGGTTACTGGGTTACTCTGCCATAAAACAGCCCTCAAACCCGCATAGAATATAGCTTTTTGCAGTAACCCATTCGAGGTTACTCTTTACTTAAATGGAAGCTCCATTTGTTCATCTGTCTGGATAAATCCATCTTTATCGGCCCCGTCGTTCAATTTCAGGAACACGCAGCGGATTTTATTACCCTTAAAGCTCTTGATCTTGTCCAGTTTCTTCCCGCTCTTTTCCGTCTGAAGGAGCCCCTTCCGGTTAGCCCATGACAGGAAAGAAGTTCGAGAGAATCCTCCATCTTTGCATAATGTCGAGAAGGCAGTGGCATAGATGATTGCATATCCTTCCTCAATCACGCCCCATTTCTCTATGTTTTCGTTGTCTCCATCGAACCGCGCCGGGTTCATAGCGATCTTATCCATCAGGAACTGATAGCACCGCTCGTTGTCGGAGAGCTCGTTACGGTCCACCAGGACCTCTCTGGCCTCCTCCAGGCTTATGTACTGCCGATCCTTAAACAGATAGTCCGTAGCCAGCTTATCAGCCGTCAAAATGATCGACAGAGACAAACTCTGCTTCTGCATCTTCTCATCATCGGCCAACTGGCGGAGAAATTCCTGTTGGATCTCCCGGATGGCGTCTATTCCCAGATCCTTTATCAGCTCCACGAACTCATGACCCGCATGACCGTAATTATGTTTGATAAACTCAGCAGTGGCGCCAGGATCACTAAAAACACGTTCTCCGCATTCAAGTTCCAATATTCTGTTAATGGCGCCACCCTGAGTCACATAAGACGTTAGCGGACGCTCTCCGTTGGTCAGAATACAGTTTTTCCAATGATTCTCGCGGTTAAGGCCGAGATCCTTATTTGATCTGGATTTTCCTTTGCCGGAACATAAGTCATATACCAGACCCTCAAAGTTGTCTTCGATTTTTCGGTTTTTCTTGCTCGTGTCGTCCAGAATTAAGGGGAGATGGTTGAGCATATCTGCTTTAGCCTCCAACGCTGTATCAGTCGTCTTATAATCCCCTATATAGGCATTTTCGTCTGGATCTGCCCAGACTGACGCTGCCACCATGGTTGCCACACTTTTACCGCCTTCCGTTTCCCCCCAGAGATCAACAAAGTACGGCAGCGCCCCCAGAGGTTGTACCAGTACGCTTGAAAAAGATGCTGCCAGCATAAACTTTATTTCAATCCTTTTAGATTTTCGTAGATTTTCCACATGTTCATACCATGCGTTCCTGTTCCCAGTCGCTTTAATGCTCTCTGCCACTTGTCGAAAGCGCACATCTCCATCGAAAGTAATTCCCGTATCGTATGGCAGAAAACCAGTACTGTTCCATCCCAATTTAGACGACGAATACTGCACCGGTATATTCTCGCCATTCAAGTCTTCTATATCTTGCAAATATCTTACAAGACACTTTGCGTTTTCGCTTGTAACTGATATGCCCCTTTTGTATAGCGAGGTTATCTTATTCGCAGAAGACATGATATCTTTAGGTACAATCATCTCCTTCCACTTTCCCCTCTTTTTATATGCCAGTTTTACTTGCTCATCATCAGTCTCCAGATTCTTTAGCACCTCTACCGGGATCACTGGATGTCGGCAAGCAAGAACATCTGCTGTTCCTGTATTTTGGCTATATATTCCTTCTTCAGTAGCAATCCATGTACCACAATACATTCTGTCATAAGGTCCATCAAAGTTTGTCCAATTCTCCAGACTGCAGGGCCGGCTCTTTCGTTCTTTCTCCTGCCGCTTCATTTCCTTTTCGATTCGCTTATAGGCGGCAACCACCTCCCGAAACTCTGTTTTGACCTTCAGTTCAGAAGCCCTTAAAGCCAGCGAAGCAAGTAGTTCGGCCCGATATATCTCATCTTCCTGGTCAAATACTTCTGTCAGGATCTCCTTCGACAGAATCGTCTCGGCCGTCAACTCCTTCAACGGCACCATGCTACCACCTCGCTTCCATATCGTTTAATTCTGCCTGCAAATACAGTTGATATTGCAAGGCGTTATAGCAATCCGTCCAAACGTCGCTCAGCGGCTCTGAGCGCTCCATATAGGACCTGTAGACGGTTATAAGTGTGTTGTTAAGTTCTTTCTGTGCTGCAATCTGTTCTCGCACTTTCCGGCGCATTTCCTGCCGTTTCTGAGCCTCGTATATCTTCATGCGGCTGGAAAATGTCGGCTTCTGATATTCCCCGCCCAGGCTCTGGAAGGCCGTCTTAAAATCCACGTCATCCATCATCATTACAAAGTCAATGATATCTCCATGAGCGCCACAGGCGTGGCAGTGGAAGTCCCGGTCATACACCTTAAGTGATGCCTGGCGGTCACCGGAATGGAAGGGGCAGGGAATGAACCCCGCCCGCGTTGGGTGGAAGCCGTACCGCTCCACGATGTCCCTCATGCTGTATGCTGCTTTAATTGCTTCCACCGTCAACCGGCTCACCTCCCAGCAGTTCTATGATCCGTCTTCCGGTCTCCTCTTTGTTGCAAAACAGGAACCGGCAGCCATATTTCCGCTGGAAGGTCGAGAGGATCTTATACAGCTTCTCCCCGGTCAGCGCTTTAGTTTCCCGCTGTAGCCATTTACCCGCGTGAAGATCCTTGTACCTCTCTATCCGCCTGGGATTATCCCACCAGATCACGTCTTCCAGACACTCGATACCTTTTCCGTGTTCGCACAGAATTATAATTTCAATTCCGTGCTCGTTGGCCCGAAGTATCTCATCCCGGAATCGGTTATGTCCCTGGCAGACATTGCCGCACAGCTCTGTCAAATTCTGCTTCCTGTCTATAATCAGCCGGGGATTATCAAAGTTCATGTAATCCCCGACATAAAGCTTAGAAACAAAATGATTCACGCCCTGCCGATCAAACTCTTTTATTATTTTCTGTATCGCTTTGGCCTTTTCCCGGCTGTCGATCTGTATATTCAAGCAATAATCACCTCTAGTTAAACGGCAGGTTGTCGTCTTCCAGATTATCAGGGATATTCACAAATCCGTCAGCATCTGCAGGTTCAGGCCGGCTACTTGCCTGACCTCCTGACGCCGTTCCCTTACTGTCAGCAAATTCCTGATCGTCCACGATAATATCCGTTGTGTAAACCTTTATGCCGTCCTTATTTATGTAGTTTCCGGTCTGGATCCTTCCGGAAATCAATACCCTCATGCCCTGGCGGAAATACTTCTCAGCAAACTCGCCCGCCCTGTCGAATGCGACGCAATTGATAAAGTCCGCGGTCTGCTCGTTGTCGCCCTGGCTTCTGCGGCTTCTCCGATCCACGGCAAGCGTATACTTTGCTATGGTCATGGTTCGCTCACTCTGGGAGTACCGGACTTCCGGATCCCGTGTTAATCTTCCCATTAATATCACTCTATTCATTTGCCGGCTCCTTTTCCTCGTAGAGTTTTAATTTGTTTACGCAGTCTTTGTACTGGTCTGCAGACATGTCAGCTATGGCCTTGATCTGGTACATCTTCAATATTTTTTCCATCTTCAGGCCCTTGGAGCTGTACTTATCTATTAACCCCTGAATGTGCTCAATATCCTTCTGCGTCACTTTATCCGGTCCACTTGCCTGCGTCTTGTCAGCAGGCTCTGCTTTTTTCGCGGAAGCCTTTCCTGTGGCATCTGAGCTTTTCGCGGTCGTAGCCGGTTTTTTCGTCTCTTCCTTTGCAGTATTTTTCTTGCCTGCTGGCGCTACGTCATACCCTTCTGAGTCCGGATCAACCATCTCTTCTGTAGGAATACAGAACAACTGGAAGCAAGCGTATTTAAAAGCAATTGCCATAGCCTTGTTTGTGGCCTTGTCCCCGCTGTCCATTGCCTCACCGACCATGACCACTTCCACATGCGATCCATCAGCCGCGTAAAATGTGTATTTTATCCTGCATACGGAATAGATCAATCCTGACCCTTTTGCCGTTGTCCGATCTTCACGCTTCTGATCCAGGACTTCTGGAACAACAAAAAGTTTGTGCTTAATGAAAGCCGGATTCAGGGCGTTCATGACGTCGTCAATTCCACGATAGTTAAATCCCTGCTGGCTGCGCTTATCTTTCCCAATAGCCCCGATTTCCTCCATCACATTAATAATGGTCTCGTAAATCTTTGGCGTCTCAGCCATTAGACATCCTTCCTTTCGTAATACAATCCAAGGCTAATCATTGCCATCTCCAGATCACGCAGTTCCTCCTCGGTTCCTACAACAGTATAAACTGCTGTAAGAGATTCAGGCATTGCCAGTGGAGCGGCACTTTCATTGTCCACTGTCCGGACTTCTTCCATGACCTGCTTCTTTGCTTCCTGCCGTATCCGCTCTTCATCAGCTACACGCTGACGTTCTTCTTCCCGGATTCTATTAATTTCAGCCCGATGCTTCCGCTCCTCTTCCTGCCTGCGCCATTCTTCTTCCCTGCGAAGCAGATCGGCCTTCTGAGCCTCGTAAGCATTTATGTAGGCCAGTGCTTCCGGAAGATTCAGCGATGACTGAAATTTCCGCAGCGCTTCCGAAACTGCATCAGACTGCATCGCCTCAATAGCCAGTTTCCCGGCCCTGGCATTCACCACGGTCTCTGACAGTTCCTTCCGGATTGACTTAAGCGACCTACTGGCGTTTAACCACTTCTCATCCTGAATGCGGTACAGAGGAAGAAAGTCCCCCATATCTCCGATCTCCTCGTCGTAAATGGCCTGAATCTCCGCCCGGCGTTCTTCCAGGCGTTTCGCCTCGAATGCCTCAATCTGGCCGTTGATATGGTTTATTGGCTTGTCTGCTTTAGCTGCAAGCTCATCGACTTTTTGTTTGAATTGGTTCAGTGGAGCCATCCAGAGCTCCTTTACGTCCTTAAAGCTATCGGTAATCTCCTTTTTATCCTTGCGCAGATTTGCCACTACCTTTTTAGCATCTGTCTTCTTGTCTTCCGTAAAGACGATCCCGTCATACTGGCTCATTCTCTCTTCAAATTCTTTTGCTACCTCGTCAAAGTTCGCCGCGATAGTTCCCACTACCGGACTTACCTGAAATTTAACCTCGTTCATTTTCTCCTCCTGTTTCCTGTCTTTGTCGTCTCACTTGATCCATACGTTGCTTGCTGACTTTCCGGCAATCCTGACAAGTCTGAGTATCTGCCTTCCCAGATGCAATACAGGCATCGCACTTATCCATATCCTTCATCGCTCCAGGATCACCTCTGCCTCCAGAATTGCCATATCGGCTAATAGCTCTGTCATAGCTCTTCTTGTGTCTGCAGTCTGTCGTTTGTCCTTGGTAACTCTCGCGATCCGCTCCTTTTGCAGGATCCACATGGCGTAATATGGGTTATCCATTCTCTCCGCCTCCTATCATGTCAACAACCTCTATATCTTCGTCCGGACTAAAAGCAAACTCTCGTTGAAAATTGCAGATGCTGTTTCCGGCCACTAAGACCATGTTTTGAAAATGATGGATTTCAGCAATCCCCAGAGTGATCCAGTTATCTTCACTGCCGAACTCAAACCGAATGGTTTGTCCGACTTTTAATTCATTCGCCTTCATCGCAGCCTCCTTACAAATCCACATCGTCCGGGTTGATCGGACCGTAAGCCTTTCTTTTTCTCCCTCCAGAGAGATATTTCTCCACTGCATCTGAATATTCCTCAATGTATGTAGCAATTTCAGCCTTGACACATGTCTCCAATTCGATCAATGCGTACAATATCTCTGAGACTTTCTTTCCTTCCATTGCCTGTATTACGGTTGAGCACGCCGCACTGGCTACAATTTCAGGAATGTTATCCGCATTTATGGATCCAATAAGAAACAGCCTGGCTTCTACCGTTTCTTTATCCTGCCGCGTACAAGCCGCGCCAAAAGTAAAAGCTCCTTCCAAATCACTTGTTCTTCCGTTATCCTCTTTAATTGTTACTTTAACCATCTTGCACTCCGTTTCTCCCTCTGCTATAATGAGGGTGTCAATATATTAGTAGTTACCTTGATTCCCCAGCTGTTCCCGCAGTTGGGGTTTCGTATTCTTTGCGAATATCAATATTGCGCGGATCCCCTTCTGGATAATTCGAATATGCAAATGCCATACCAAAGGGGTAGCCGTCATTGATGACAAACGCACTGACATGTTCGCAATCATATCTCACGCACCAGTCCTCAAGCAGATCCAGAATAACCTCCAGTTCCTCTTCCTTCTTATTCACTGCCCTTACCTCCTTTCATAGTGCCTCCAGATACGCACATACCCCCAAAATAATCAGAATGCACCCCGCCGCAATAATCCGCGGCATCAGCCACTCCACCCAGTCCACAATCGGCGGCCGGCTGTCGTCCTCGAAGTCGTCGAGGTTGTCAATGTATTTCTGCATGTCCATCACCTCCCTGCTTGTCCATCAGTACCGCTATTAAGCGGTTTCATCTTTCTGTACCTCGTCTTTCTTTTTAATAGACTTTACAGTCACTGTTGCTTCTCCTCGAGCAGTCAAAATTCTTGCAAGGGCTTCAAATGCCTTTTCCACGTTAAGGCTATTTACTGCGATTACAGTATCTTTCATATCACCACCCCTCTCTGATAGATTGTATGTGTGACTGGTTGTACTACTTGCGTTGTCCTTCTTTTTCCATTGACACTCATATTCGATAGTGGTATATTTGTTTTATCGAACATAAGTTTGTTTCATATTAACTTTCTCGCTTAAACAAGTAATCTAAATCGTACTTTGGAAACAGAACATTTCTAATTGACACTGCGTCCTCATAGTAAAAGCCTTTCTTTGTTTCGCCATTTACTGTATCGCTTACAGTTTGATACCTACAACCAAGTAAACTCCCGATCTGAGTAAATGTTACATTCTCGTCCTTCATAGCAGACAAAAAGTTTCTATACATGCTGTCACCTCCTTAAAAATACTGAATTTCGAATTTCATAAGCAAATTATATTCTTTATTCAGTATTTTGTCAACGTGAAATATTCCTTTTTCCGAATTTATTCGCTAAATCGAATATTCTTCATTTACAAAATACGTTTTATAGTATATAATAAGAGTACTTAGAAAACGAGGTAGCAGATATGGAAAAAGCGAAAATTTTAGAGAGATTAATAAAAGAACAAGGCTATAGTCTAAAATCATTTGCACTAAAATGTGATATTCCTTATACCACGTTGTACGGAATAATGAAGAATGGTGTCGGAAAAGCAACTGTCGATAATGTTATGGCTATATGCCACGGGCTCGGAATAACTATGGATGAGTTAGAGGAAATGGCCAATGGTCAGAAAACTGCCCTGATGGAACCCACTTACGCCGATGTTGAAAAGCTTGTTGCCAGAAATGGAAAGAAAATGTCTGTTGAGCAGAAAATGCGCCTGATACAGCTTTTGTCCGAAATTGAATTTGAGGACTGATTTTATTGAGAAATTATTTATGCTGCACCGATTTTAACAGAACTGGACTTATCAAATTACTTAACTACGTATTAACTGTTTATAAGGAATGTAATATAACTAATTTTCCTATTGACTGTATTTCGATCTTGCAGCACTATGGATTTAGAGTTTTAACTTATTCGGAATTGAAAAAGATTAATTTTGAATTATATGAGATTTGTCAAAACTGTACAGATGATGCTTTCACTTATAAAAAAATTGTTGCCTATAATGAAAACAATACGCCTGAGCGCATTCGCTTCTCATTAATGCACGAACTGGGGCACTTTATTATGGATCTTCCTTCAACGGATAAATCATTCGAAGATCTTGTCGACTATTTTGCCAGTAACATTCTTGTTCCTCGTGCAACTATATGGCATATGCGATCAGATAGTATCAGAGGTATCTGTCATACATATGGAGTATCCTGCATGGCCGCGAATCGGATATACGAAGATTATAAGATGTGCCGCTTAAGTGAGTGCAAAGAAATAAATCAGGATATACATAACTGGTTTTTTCCTGTTGTTATACCGGAAATGACGGTGCCGAAACCCAAGCCTATCCTTGAACAGAAAGAGCCTAAAGAAAAACACACCACATGGGCAGAGTATCACGATATGCTTGAGAAATATTTTCCTGAGCGGTTACAAAATTATGTATTAAGATAAGAAGTATGTACTTTCAGATTAAAATAGCTTTTGGCTTTTTAATAATAACAAAAAAGAATGGGAGATTTCAGGTATGGAAAACACTAAATTTTGCAAACATTGTGGAGAAATCATTGATGCTGATTGTGTCGTATGTCCCAAATGCGGAAAGCAAGTAGAGCAGTTAAATAGCGGAAAAGATAACCCTATTATTATAAATAACTCCTCTTCTTCCAGTTCTAGCGCAAGCGCAGCCGCATCTGTATCTGGTGGCGGGAAAAGAGCGCTGCCATGGTATCTAAAGTGGTTTTGGATTTTTATCTTAGGTTGCTTTACAGGTGGAATTTATTGGATTGTAGGCTTTATTTTAAGGGTTAATTGGAAATCTAAAAACTAATAAAGTAAAAAAGCCCCAGGAGCTGCGAACTCCCGGAGCTTTTCACATAGATTCTCTTGCCGGATCATTCCGGAAAGATATATCTTTCTCGCAAATTGATTATATCATTTCCAGAATAACCTGGCAAGAGGTGTATTTTTTATACACCAAATTAATACACTAGACCAAGGAGATGATATTATGACAAAGCCCCAGACCGCCCTTCAGCGCGTAGCCCTCTACATCCGTGTATCCTCCGATGAGCAGGCTGAGCGTGGTGATTCTATTCGTGACCAAAAGGAACGCGGAACTAAATATATTAATGATCACCAAAATATGATCCTTCAAGATACCTATATCGACGACGGCGTCTCCGGCCAGAAGCTGGATCGTGATGATTTTACCCGCCTGATCGGGAATGTCAAAGCAGGTCTGGTCGATCTTATCATATTTACGAAATTAGACCGATGGTTCAGGAGCCTGCGCCATTATCTTAACACTCAGGTTATATTAGATAAATACAACGTAGCCTGGACAGCTATTGATCAGCCTTATTTTGATACCTCTACCCCTTACGGACGTGCTTTCGTAGCCCAATCCATGACCTGGGCGGAACTTGAAGCTCAGAATGGCGGCCTTCGTGTTACTGATGTCTTCCGCAGCAAAGTAGAACATGGCGAGGTTATAACTGGCAAAGTGCCGCGTGGCTACATGATTCAAAATAAGCATTTAGTTTTTTCCGACGAGGCACCCGCGATGTTGGATAGTATTCAGTACTTCCATCGGGAACAGGGACTTGCCAAAACCGTAAACTACATGCGGGAAACCCACGGAATAAATATGAGTATCCAGAACCTTAAAAACAGTATCCTGCGAAACGAGAAATACACCGGCCGTTATCGCGGCAACGAAAATTACTGTCCGCGCCTGATTTCTGACGAGATGTATCAGGATATTCAACGTGTCCTTGACACCAACAGCACTATCAGATCCAGTCAGAAGTACCCTTACATATTTTCTGGGATTTTGGTCTGCGATTCATGCGGACATAAAATGTGCGGCTGTCACATCAAAGTGACAAGCCACAGAACCAGCGGAAAGGTTTACCGGTATAAATATCCGGCCTATGAATGCCTGCAATACCGGACATACAAGAAATGCAGTAACGGAGGCGAAATTCGCGAAGTGCGGATTGAAGAATACTTATTGGAACACGTCCGTGAAGAGTTAAGCGGATACCTGGTAGATTTCGAGACAGGGGAGACAAAGAGAATTGATAACCGTGCCAAAAAGAACAAACTTCGCAGAAAGTTAGACCGACTAAAAGACTTATATCTAAATGAAGTAATTAGTTTAGATGAATACAAAAAGGACCGCATAGAATATGAGGAGCAACTTGCGGCGCTTCCAGACATGGAACAGCCCATCAAGAATTTAGAACCTCTTAAACAGGTCTTAGACTGCAATTTTGAGGTTATTTACAACAAACTGAGTAATGAAGAAAAAAGGGCTTTCTGGCGGTCAATTATCAAAGAAATCCGTATATCAAAGAGTGTTGAGCGGAACAGGAAATATCAGATTATTTTTTTGTAGTTGTTTTACCATTAACTTAATCAACCGGT